TCTGCGACCGAGACATGGTCGATGAGCTTTACGAGCTAAAGGCAGAAGCCGTTGCCCTAACTAACCTTGAGAGCTATCTGAAGGAGTTAGTCAACACCGGGACACTAGCAATTACTCAACTAGAAGGAGAATACGAATGACGGACACAGTTCACCCAGAGGCGAGTGCTTCGGACGCTGGTTCAGCAGTCGATCAGGTAGCCGACCTATTAATGGGCGGTGCCGAAGAGCAAGAAGAAGTGTCAGATGAGAAACAGGAAGTTGTGTTTAATTCTGACGACGCACCAGACGAAGAAGTAGCCGAGTTGGACGACGGGGAAGACCCCGAAACAGAAGACTCCCAGTACGACGACGAAGACGGTGATGATGAAGTAGACGGTCTCGCAATCTTGGCCGGTGAACTTGGTTTAGACAGTGACAAGCTGACCCTCACAGAGGACGGCGAAATCATGGTCAAGCTCAAGGTCAACGGGAAGAACGAGACGGTGGCATTGCAGGACGCAATAGGCCAGACGCAATACTACAAGGCGAACGAGCAGAAGGCTCAGAGCCTGGCAGAGGAGCGTAAGACCTTTGAGTCCGAGAGGCAGCAAGTTGCAGATGCGTATAACGAGAGGCTGAACCAAGTTCAGGGTCTTGGGCAAATGCTTGAACAACAATTAACGGCAGAGTACCAGTCCATTGACTGGGACCGATTGCGTGTAACAGACCCCGCAGAGTGGACCGCCAAGCAGCACGAATTCCAGAAGCGTAGCTATGAGCTACAGCAGGCTGGTGCAGTGGTAGGCGAGCAAATGCGTCAGGCGACAGCACAGCAAGAGCAGGTCATGCGCCAACAAAACTCAGAGATAGTTCTATCAGAAAGAAAGGTGATGGCTGAAACCATCCCCGAGTGGTCTGATCCAGATGCGATGACGGCAGGCATGTTAGAAATTGCCGAGTATGCCCGCGCTAACGGAATCCCTGATGAAGAGTTGACGCAAGTGATTCATGCACGTCACGTTCAAGTATTGCGTAAGGCAATGCTCTATGACCAGGGTCAAAAGGTCGCAGAGAAAAAGGTTAAGAATCCTCCACGCATGCAGCGCTCCTCTAATGGACAGTTTGTTAGCAAGAAGAAAAACAAACTCAATCGTTTAGTTGAACGCGCACAGCAGGCAAAAGGAGCCAACAAAAAGGAGGCCCAAGCCGACGCTGTAGCGCACTTACTCATGGGAGAGTAAACAATGGCTACAGGTAACATTGATTCGTTTGACTTAAAGTCAATCGACACGAACGGATTAATCCGTGAAGACGTAATGGACAAGATTTGGGACATCTCAAAGATTCCATTGCCCCTGACCGACATGATCGGTTCCACCAAGCACAAGAACGAGTACTTCGAGTGGACCATGGACGAGCTTGCCGCTCCGAACGTGGACAACGCCGCAGTAGACGGTCAAGACGCTGGTGCCGCTGAAGGCCCTACTGGTGAGCGTGTGGGTAACCACTCACAGATCCCCACCAAGGTCATCGCAGTATCTTACCGAGCTGACGCCTCTGACACGATTGGCCGCGCTAAGGAATTAGCTTATCGGCTGACCCGTGCCAACCAAGAGATCCGACGCGACGTTGAGGCGATCTGCCTGAACAACCAAGCCTCTGTTGCAGGCACTAGCACGGTTGCTGGTATTACCGGCGGACTGCCTTCGTGGATCAAGACTAACGTCCTGAACGCTGACGGCTCTGACGGTACAGCAGCCGCTGGTGGATACAACCACGGCACCGGACTCACAGTGGCCGCTACGGCACCCGAAGCAGGAGCGTTGTCGTTCCAGGGTATCAAGGACGCCATCCAGATGGTGTACGAGGAAGGCGGTGAGGTTAGCTGCTTGATGTCGTCACCCGCTGTGGTATCGCAGATCTCTAGCTACATGTTCGACGAGACTGCGCGTGTTGCCACTCTGACTGCTGACCAAGGTAAGTCGCAGGACAAGGCCGCTGCGCTCTCTAGCGTTAACGTCCTGGTCTCAGACTTCGGCACGGTTAAGCTCGTACCTAACCGCCTCCAGCCGAAAGACCCAACGAACGATTCTGACTTCGTGTTCTTGCTCGATCCTGAGTACCTGAGCCAGTCGTTCATGGAAGGCTACCGCACTGACACGCTTGCTAAAACAGGCTTGGCAGAGAAGCGGATGATCAGCGCAGACTTCGGTCTCCGTGTACACACCGAGAAGGCTCACGCCATGATCGTTGGCGTAGACGGCGCACTCTCGCTGACCGAGTAAACCTATCGGGGGCGCTTCCACAGGCCCCCACTTTCAAGGATTCCAGATGAGCGATTATCACTATCAGCAGGATGGCACGGGTGTCGAGTTCAAGTACCAGCCCAGCGAGGACAGGATGTATGTCCGCAAGTACGCAGCCAACTACAACGAGCTTGCAGAGAAGGCCCTGCGTGTCCGCAACGAAGGCGGCACCAAAGAGAAGGGCGGCTTCCGCATGGTCGCGACGATACCTACTGAGGTATTTGTTTCTGCTAACGATGGTCGATCACACAATGGCCGCTACAAGGGATTCCTTAGTGGCGATGCCGAATCACAGCAAAAGATGCTGTCCAAGTTCTTTCTTGAGGACGACGTAAAGCCGTTTCTCTTAAACGATAACTTCAGGATCTGATATGGCCGACCTAATCATGCACCGCACCAGGAACCTTGGGGTGACTGGAGTTAAGGGTAAGTTCACCACTGGACCCGCGATTAACCGCGACAAGATGACTGGCGTAACGAGGAGCAATCGTGGATCAAAGCAAAGTAATAAGCGCAAGTAAGGCGTACACGGATCGATACGACGAGGAGCTTGATGATGCAATTCCCGCGTTCCTGAGAATCGTCGAGTCAAAGATCAACACCGCCATGAAGACTGGCGAGCAGTCGGTAAGGGCGCAAATACCATTATACGCTGGTCAAGAGTACTACTCGCTGCCCTGCGACTTCGGTGGGTTCCGCGATGTCGAGCTGGTCAACACGGGTGGCTCTGCAAATAGTAATGGTGCTGCCGGGCAGACACTTGTCTATCTAGCCCCAGGTGAGATGAACAACATTAGCCGCAGTGGCAATCGCAGGAACATGTACTACACGATCATTGCCAATCAGATACAGATTGCTCCGCCCGCTACGGATGAAATCTTAGAGGTGGTCTACTACCAACTCGTTCCCCCGTTAATCAACCCTACCGACAGCAACTGGCTATCCGACAAGCACCCTGACGCCTATGTGTTTGGTCTGTGCGCGGAGATCTCTGCCTTTGCTAAGGACGAGATGGGATTTCAGGGTTACGACGCAAGATTCAAGGAGTCGCTCGCGAGCATCACTATGGATGATCAGATCACCCGATGGAGTGGTCCATCACTCCGCACTCAGGTGGACGGGTTGGTTGTATGAGTGAGGCTCCGTGTGCTGATCAGTGGACAAAACTGCCTCCCGCTTCTAGCTGCAATGAGTGGCTCACTGGTGACGACTGGATTCTCGTAAGTGCCTTCTGGCAAGACGTTGACCACTATTGGCGCGACGTTGCCTATTGGAAGGACGGAATAACTAACTGGGTGAAGATCTAATGGTTGACCATATTAATAATGGCGAGTCTGGACTCAGTGTTCGGGGCAAGCTAAACGAGGTTATTGACCGTACCAATACCCTAAACGGTGTTGAGAATCAGGTCGAGAAAAACAAGCAGAACATCGCCAAGAACGCGACTGAGATTGATGAGCTGTGGGCGCACGTTGACGACGTTGAGGACACCATCCAAGATCTCGACGTATCGGTATTAAACGGGAAGATTGACCAAGAGATCATTGACCGCACCGAGGGTGATGCAAGCCTACAGGATCAGATCGATACACTTGAGGAGTCTATCTCTGACGGTGGCGGATTTATCGAGGCACCTAACGACGGCAAGCTATACGGCAGGCAGTCAGAGGACTGGGCTGAGGTTGTTATCCCAGAGCCTGGTGAGAGCTACGACGACACGCAGATAAAGGCAGACCTAGCCACTGAGACGCAGGCCCGCATTGATGGTGACGCGGCCCTACAGGGTCAGATAAACGGACTTGATTTGAGCGGTACCGTTGAAGAGGCTCCCAATGACGGAAAGCAGTACGCCCGCCAAGACGCGTCGTGGTCAGAGATTGTGCTGCCGGAGGGTGATGCGCCATCTCTACTGTATGGAAGCTGGAGCTATAACTCCTCGTCTGCTCCCACCGGCTCTTTTACCACTAGGAACGCCAACTGGTTTACTGCGACAACCCTGACGCTGCATAAGAACGACACCAGCGGATATGAGCATAGCTTTGAGCTGATGACCGAGGGCGACGTAATTGTCGTGCAGGCCCCATCTGGCGGTGCCGAGTACAGGGTTATCAGCAAGACCATGTATGCAGATTTCTGCGACTTCGTTGTTGACACTATTAGTGCATTCGGGTCGTTCCCCTCTAACGGCTACTCTGTTGACTTCAACTTTGTGCCGCAGATTGCCTCTGGCGCGGGCATGGTCATCTCGGCTGCCGAGCCTGTTGACCCGGTTGAGGGGATGCAGTGGCTAAACAGCAACACCGCAGAGGTATTCATCTTTGACGGCGCTGTGTGGCTAGAGTTCCCCGCTGGCTCAAGTGGCTCCGGTGGTGGCCTCTGGGAACAGAATGGCGATGACATTCATTACTCAGATGGCAACGTTGGTATTGGCGTTAGTGATCCTACTGAAAAGCTAGAGGTTGATGGTCCCGTAATCGCTGGAGGTGGTCTTACTCAGGGTCACCGAACAAACGCTGGTGTTTTTCAGTACGACGCTAATCTCACAAGAATTAGGTCTTATGGAGACGTGGCTGGCTCTGGCACATTTGCCATTGAGGTTGGCGGGGGAGGAGGTTCCGGGTCAAGTCAAGCCATGACCATCGACGCTGATGGCAACGTGGGTATTGGCGCTGAACCGTCTTCACAACTTCACATTAGTAAAAGAGACCTCACCGAATATGACGGATCTTCCACCGACGGTCAACTGTCATCCGGAGCAACAGTTCTTATTCAGCAAACGGCTGGAAGCAACAACGCCCAAGCGCAGTTAGTGTTTCAACCACGTACAGGATATGCGTATAACCGAATTGTATCTTCTGG